CGCCGGGACTTTGGCCGCAAGTACGAACTCAACGTGGGCGACAGGTTCGGCAAGCTCCTCGTCACCCAGGTGCGCCCCAAGCTCACGATGATGTGCGACTGCGGGACCGAAGTCACCGACCGCGTGCCGTCGCACGTCGTCGTAAACCGTCTGAAGTCCTGCGGGTGCATCCGGCGTAATGCGGTCAAGAAGGCGGGCTACCAGCACAACGACTGGACACTCATCGAGAAGACGCAGGACGGACCAAGCGCGTATCAGCGGCTGTGGTCGGTCCGCTGTAAGTGCGGGTTCATGGCCTCCAAGTGGGAGGCGGACCTGAAGGCAACCGTGACGGCGTGCGTAACATGCCGTCGCAACGACGAGAAAGCCCCGGTGCAAGCACTGCCGTAGGGAGCCCGTACAATGAGCGACGAAAAGTTCGACCCCGTGTACGTCGGAGCAGGAGACCGGCCTGCACGCTACCAACAACAAAAGAAGCCAGTGCCTGGCGGTCGAGAAGTATCGGGCGCGAGGCTCTACTGCCAGGCCTGGCGCAAGTACGCAGAGCCACTCGCCAGCGCAACAGGATGGCGCGTCCACTCCTTTGGCGACGGATACGTCAGGCTCGTATCGTCCGACTACAAGCACATCCAAGACATCACACTAGCATTCATCGAGGCCATATGGCCTCTTGTGAAAGGATACTCATGGACCTCCAGCGAGCCGTTTTCCTCCGAGGAGTCAGCGACCCCAGTGACATCTACCGGGTCACGACCACACTCTTCCGGCCGAAGCACGCGGACCTCCGCATCGAAGATGGATTCGTCGCCAGCGGAAACATCCGAGTCCCCCTCAGCAACGTCGTCGAACTCCGTACTGTCGATGCCCCTGCCCCTGAAGCCACCCAGCCGGTCGAAGCTGACGGAGAAGTAGAAGATGCCGCGACCGAACAAGCCACCAAGCGTCGAGGCCGCCCCCGTAAGCAACCAACAGACGTCGCCGAGTGATCATGTCCTTGCTCAGTTCGAGGCGCGGGTCAAAGAGCAGCTGGCTCAAAAGAGCCTTACCCACTTCGAGGGTCTGCTCACTAGTCCTCTTGGCTTTGCTCTCACTACCGCCTCACCACTTCAGCGAGCCATTGCGCGTATCGTTGATGGCAGGCCTCTGGATGAGCTGGCTCAGGATGATGTGGTCCTTCGGGCGTGCGGAGGAACGCTTCCTCCAGCTGTGCGACCAAGTGAAGTCGCTATCGTTGCAGGCATCCGAACTGCGAAAAGCCTCAGTGCAGCGGCGCTCGCGGTATACTGGTCTCAGCGAGCAGACCTTACACGTCTTGGACCGGGTGAGATCCCGCGAATTTCCATAGTATCGCTCTCGAAGGACCTGGCGGACGTCATCTTCGGCCACATCGTCGGCCGCATGATGGCTTCGCCACTCCTCTCGAAGCTGATCTTGGAGACCCCAACTGCCGACACGCTCATGGTCAAACACCCGAGCGGTCGGCCAGTCGAAATCAAGGTCGTTGCTGCGTCCAAGGCAGGCTCATCGCTCGTCGCTCGCTGGTCTGCGGGCGTCATCATGGACGAGGTCGCGCGCTGGGGCGCAGACGATGCCGCGGTGTCGGTGAATGACCTGCGCGACGCCGTTCTGCTGCGCATTCTTCCAGGCGCGCAGCTGGTTTATATCAGCTCGCCCTGGGCCCCCATGGGCTTCCTCTACGATCTCGTCAAAGAACGATGGGGAAAGCCCGAGCGCGACTGCATCGTCATCAAAGCACCAGCGTACGACATGGCGCCCATCATCTGGACGCCCGATAAGCTGGAAATTGCCAGGCGAGACGCGCGCATCTACCGCACCGACATCGAGGCGGAGTTCGCCGACCCGGAAGAGGCACTGTTCACGACGGCCATGATCGAATCCGCGACTCGCGAGGCACCGATCATGTCGCAACCACAACACGGAATACGCTACACAGCCGCTATCGACCCAGCAACGCGCGGCAACTCCTTCACGCTCGTGGTCGCAACCGGCCAAGGGCGGAAGGAGAAGGTGATTTGCTTCGCGAAGCAGTGGACCGGCAGCGCAGTGAATCCCCTGTCGCCCGCGCAGGTGCTGCAAGAGATCGCAACCATCCTTCGGGCCTACCGAGTGACCGTTCTCGACTCCGACCAGTACATGGGCGATGCGCTGCGCGACCTGGCACACCAGGTTGGTCTCGTGCTCGTGCCGCACGCGTGGTCGTCCACGGAACGCACGAAGCGGTACCTCACGCTCCGCACCATGTTCGAGATGGGCGAGGTGGAGCTCCCGCCCGACAACCTCGTGAAGCAGGATTTGCAGCGCGTCGTGCGTCGGTACACGCAGAGCGGCATCACCATCGACCTCGGCAAGACCAACGACGGACGTCACGCCGACTACGCACCCGCGATCTGCATGGCGCTGACTCGTTGGCACGAGCAACAGCCCACTCAGGCAGCAAAATCGTTCGAGGACGACTACTCGGGATTGACTGAAGAAGAGAAGCAGATTTGGCTGCCAATGGAAAAGAGTATGCGCCGCAAAGCTGACCGTGCGTTCAAAAAGATGCGCTTTCGAGCTTGAGCGCGCACTGAATTTCTGGATACTTGTCAGAAAATGCCGGGTATCGCTGAAACAACGGATGCGTGGTGGCTTCTTCATCAACAAGAGGAAGACCCGTATCTTGCGCTTGTCGGTGCCGTAACGGCGATTCGCAACGAGTCGACGTATCGTCGACAGATGTGGCAGCGCGCCGCCGAGGTCTACGGGACGGACCTCAAGATGTTCGGCATGCCCGTGAAAAACGTGTGGGACGAGCGTGTCTCGTTCAACGTCGCGCGCAACGCGATTCACACGATGCAGGCAAAGCTTGCGCGTCAGATGCCGATGCCGAGTACGGTCACCGTCGGTGGAGACTTCCTGCAACGCTACCGCGCGAAGCACTTGGACCGCTTCCTGGCGGGCGCGTTCTCCGCTGCCGAGTACTCGAAGATCTACTCGCAGGTTCTGCTCGACGTCCTGGTCTTTGGCCAGGCGATGGTCAAGGTATACATCAATCCTGACCGCCAGGTTGTCATCGAGCGCATCCCGGTGTGCGACGTGCTCGTGAGCGAGCCCGAGGCACGCTACGGCACCCCGCGATGTCTCTACCATCGCTGCTACATGGACCGCTCTGTGGTCCTGGAGGCGTTCGGCGACAGCGACCCGAATCTCTTCGGGACGAAGGCCGCGCGTCGCCAGGCCATTCTTGACGCACCGAAGCCAGCGGACGACGACTCCACCTACCTCAACTCGTCGCGGTACTCGGATCAGATCCTGGTCTACGAAGGCGTGCACCTGGCCTCCAGCGGTACGGCGACGGACGGGCTTCGGGTCATTGCCCTGCAGACAGGAACGCTTCAGGCAACGCCGTGGCGCCGCTCGACGAATTTTGGCTGGGCGTTCTTGCGCCTGAACTCCATGCTCGCGGGCTTCTACGGCCCGTCGATGGCGTTGGAGCTTGCTGCGGCACAGGATGAGTACGACCTTCTAAGCGAGAAGATTCAGACGGCGCACAACCTCATGGGCGGCTCGCACTTCGCGGTGCAGGCCGGCACCATGACCAAGACGAAGATCGACAACGATGTCGGCACCATCTTCGAGTACGAGGGCACGCCGCCGATTGTCTTCAATCCGCAGCCGGTGCATCCCGACACGTACATGTACAAGGACATGATCGCGCAGAACATGCTCCGGTACGAGGGCATCAGCGAGCTTGCCGCGCAGTCGGTGTTGCCGGCGGGTCTGCGCCAAGCGTCCGGTCGCGCGCTCACGGTCTACGACGACATGGAAGATTCGCGCTTCCGCGTCGCGCACGAGGCGGTGCGCCAGTTCCATGTGGATATTGGCTGGCTCATTGTGGACGCGTGCGAAGAAGCCGCCGCGGACGGCATCGAGGTCGAGGTTCTCGGGCCAGGCTCCGGCCACGCCGAGCGCATCAACTGGTCGCAAGTGGCGCTCGATCGCAAGGAGTACACACTCCGGTGCGAGCCCATCAGCGCGTTGTCGCAGACCAAGGCCGCGCTCTTCCAGGAGGTTCTCGAACTCGTGGACCGCAAGGTCATCACTGACCGGCGCGTCGTAGCAAATCTCCTGAACCTTGCCGACATCGATGCCGACCGGGACCTGGAGACCGCGGACATCGACGTGGTTGACAAGGCTGTGTCGCTGATTCTGCGTGGCGAGGACTACCCGGACCCGGACAAGCGCCTCGACCTGGCGGTCGCCTACGATCGCGCGCGCAAGCACTACAACAAGGCTCGCGTCGATGGGGTGGCGGAGGACCGCCTCATCGCGCTCGATGACTACGTCACGAAGATCGAGGCGCTCATTGAGCAAGCCCGACAAGAGCAACAGGAGCAACAGGCTGCGGCGGCAGCTGCCCAACAAGCACCCCAAGAGCAGGCTGCCCCGCCGCCACAAGAAGCGCCACCACCCGAGGCGCAAATGACGGAGGCGATGAATGTCTGAAGATCTGGTTGCCAAAATGAAGGCTGCGGCAAGCACCGCACTGACCGAGGCAGGCGCCTCGGATGACGAGTCGTCGTCTGAATCCACATCGGCGGAGACGGAGCCGCAGCTGGAGACGGGCGCGGCTGACGAGACCGCCGGCGACGTTGAGGAAGCCGACGCGAACGGAGGCACCGACGACGACGCGGTATCCGAAGAGGATGGCGCAGAAGACGGGCCCGACTACGCCGAACAGGTGCTTGCCATCCGCAAGCAGGCAGAGAGTCGCGTCCGCAAGGCCGAAGCGTACGCTCGCGAGCTTGAGAACAAGCTGCAGTATGCAGCCAAGTACATCGAGCACTCGAAGCGAGAGGTGGCGGAAGACATCTTCAAGAAGCTTCGCCGTGCGCCCGCGCGGACGTTCAAGGAGTTCGGTTTCGACTTCCAAGAGCTGATTGACGCGGGCATGCGCGAAGGCTCGAACGACCAGTCGTTTGGCGAGCTCGATGACGTGCGCAGGGAAATTGCTGAGCTGCGTCGCGAGCGCGCGGAGGCGATGTCGGAACGCCGCGTGGCGATGCAGGAGCAGCAGCTGGGCGAGGCTCGGCACGAGTTCCTGTCTCAGGTCAAGAAGACCGAGTTCCCAACCCTCTTCAACATGTTCTCGGATGACACCGATGCGTTGTGGGACGAGGCAATCCGCATGGCAGAGCGTCATGAGGAGCGATATGGAGAGCCGCCTGAGGACATGGATGTCATCCAGGCGCTGGAGAGGAAGTACTCGGAACGTCTCAAGCGGTTCGGCGGGGCCGGGGGAGCGAGGGCAGAGGTGCCTGCTGCGAAGAAATCCGCAGCGAAAACCCTATCAACTAAGGCTGCCAGCGAAACGCGGACTGCTGGCAAGCCCTTTGGACAGCTCTCTGCAGACGAGCAGAAAGCTGCCCTTCTGGCCGCAGTCAACGCAACAAAACAACCACACACACGGAGTAACTGATCATGGGCGCAGCCTACAACAACCCGACCTACGGAGCCGTCCAGGCAATCCTCAAGACGAAGTACCCGGACGGAGCCCTTCCGCAGGCGCTCTACAAGGACTTCCCACTTCTCGCACTCGTCAAGAAGACGACCAACTTTGACGGCGACTTCCGAGTCGTTGCGCTCCAGAACGAGCGTCCGCAGGGCTCGTCCTCGCAGTTCAAGATGGCGCAAGGCGTCGCTAAGGGCGGCAGCCTCGGTGGCGGCGGTTCGTACAACCGCTTCCAGGTGTACCGCACGCGCCA